AGTCGCCCGCTACGTTGGAGAACGTCGGGTCTGGGATGACGTTATCGAACGAGCCGACTAGGAGTTTCTGCACGGCAACTGAGTTAGCCGACAGCCTGCCGCCGTCGAGGTTGCCGAACGTGCCGGCGCCGATGTCTACCTGCGGCAAGTAGGTCGGGTCGATGGATTCGCCGATCCACTGCGTGCCGTCCCACCGCCAGGTTGCCAGTAGCTTCCCGCCGATGCTCAGGGTGGTCCACTTCTGCCACCGGTCGCCGGCAGCGACGCCGGGAACCGATGGGTCCGCGTTCACCGTGGAGTTGGTGATGGTGTTCTTGCCATTCACGGATGTCTGGACGGCGGTGATGGAGCTATCGAAACCGACAAGGAGGTCTTGCAGGTCCGAGGGCGCCATGGTGTCCACGACTTCCGCCGTCACCGGGTCGGACGGGTCAGACCACTTGCCGGACGCCGATACGGCTACCAGGATGAACGTCCACACGCCGGAATCCAGCATGATCGTGGCCATGTCGCCGGACTCGCCCGTAATCGTGGCCATCTGCGTCGTGTTGTCCGGGGTGAACAGGTCTTCCCGCGAGACGTGCACCGCGACGTGGGAGAAGTCCATTGGTGACAGTGCGCCGTTGGCAAAGAGCCCGTTCCACCGGACCGCGGCGGAACCGATACCGGTGGTGACAGTCGCCGGGACCGGCTCGGGCGGGACGGGCCCGGCCAGGGTCACGGCGGCGTGCGTGCCGTCGAACTGCGCGCCGATGGCCGAAACCAGCGTGCCGTCCGTGTCGTACTCCGGGATCGTGCCCGCCTCAATGGACGAGGTGCCCAGCTGCGGCGTGGACAGTGCCATCACCGCATCCCTGTTGGCGGCCAACTGCTCAGAAAGCCACCGGGCCGAGTCGCGCAGGTCGCTCATGCTGCCTCTACTTTCAGGTTGATGTTTCCGGTGGTGCAGTCCGTGGTTAGCTCGAGGATCCGCACCCACGTATCGAGTTGCGCCCAGCCGGCGTCACCGGTGACGTACATCATGTCGCCGGGCTTGAACGAGCCGTAGGGCGCGAGCTCGTGATCCACGACGTCCAGGCTGTTGAAGATCCACACCGCGGACCGCTTGCCCACCTCCACGCGGCCGGCCGCGGCCGCCGCGTCCCGCTTCTTGAGGTCTTTCCGTTCGACTACCACGGCGCGGCGCACCCTGCCGGGGTTGCCGGTGACGGTGGCACTGACCATGGCCCGGCCGGTGCCGGCGCCCAGGACAATCACGTCGCTGGCGTAGTCGCGTTGCTGCAGCGGCGGCGGTGCCTTCACGTTGATGCCCACCTCAAACCGCAGATCCGAGCGCCGGCCGCCGAGCGTCGGCACGGCCAGTTCAATCCGGTGCGTGATGTTGTCCGACGAGTCCCACGCCGAGACTTCCCGGTAGTCGAATGGAGTATTTTTCACCAGATCGCCGACGACGTTGCCGAGGTCGTGAGTGTCCCACCAGGTCATCGTGAACGGCGCCGCTTCGCCGCCGTTGATCGCCGACTTGGCGGACTTCGCCGCGGTCAGGAGCTTCTTTTTCGCACTCCACGCCGTGTTCGCCGAGGTCGCCGTGGCCGTCTTGGTGTTGTAATCCGCCAGGGCCGAGTTCACCGCCGTCTGCGTGGAGACGGTCTGCGCCACCCACGCCTTGCCGGTCCAGATATATCCCTTGTTGCCGTTGTTGGTGTCCAGCCACAGGTTCTTGACCGAACGGCGCGTGCCGCTGGGTGCCGACGTCGAGAGCAGGAGCAGGCCGGACGCCGGCCGGCCTGCCGTGGCGAGCAACGCCACGCGCGCGACTTCCTTGGCTTTCGCCGCGGCCGTGTAGGTGGACTTCGCCGACGCTTCCGCCGAGACAGCAGTTGCCAGGGCGGACTTCGCTGCCGTCAGCTTCGGATCCTCCGGCGTGCCGAGGCGCACGCTCGAGGTGTCCGTGTCCACAACAACTTTCAGGTCGCCGCCGGGCGCCGATTGCAGATGCGCCCAGATCATCCGGTAAATGTCGAGCGGGTCCACCTGAATGCCCGCGTAGTCCGCGTCCACCCAGGGCATGCCAGTCGGGTACATGGAGAAACCGCCGGCTTCCACCTTGAGCCGGCCGCTCTCCGTGGTCACGTTGTCGATGATGCACGCCACCGGCGGCCGCCCGTCCTGTTCCGCGACGAGCAGCGCGCCCCACTCCTTCACCGAATCCCGGTTCGGGTAGCCGAGCGTGAGGTAGCCGAGGATCGCGCCGGGCCCGCTCACCGCTTCCGTCACCGAGGCGTTCTGCAGCGGCACGTCCCGGTCGATCCACACCCGATCCGGGAGGGTCAGGAGGTGGAACCGCCAGGGTGTCGGTGTCATTGCGCCCCTTCCGAGAACTCCCAGTCAATGACCACGCTGCTCTGATAATCCGCGTACCAACGCCCAGTGCCGGAGGTCTGATTGCCTTGGATGTTGATGTACTGGTACGTGCCGCGCATGGTGGAGTCGATGATGTGGGTGCCGACAACCGTGTAGTGGAACCGTCCGCCGGCGTCGGTGCCGTCCTGGACGATGATGCCGTTTTGGGAGGGCAGTGTTGAGCCGAATCCCGTCCGGACGCCCGCGACTGATTGGGAGTTGTCGTTGCTCTTGACGTAGACAATGCCGGGCATGTGAGCAACGATGTCCACCCTTGTCGCCCAGTCGGGCACAAGCACCGAGGGGCGCTGCGCGGAGGTGATCGGCCAGGAGCCGTAGTTACCGGCGGGGATTTGCTGCGCGGTGCCGGCAGACCAGTCGCCGGTTGGGAACACCGTGACCATGGCCCGGTCGCGGCGCGGCTGCGCCACCCTGCGGAGGTCCGTAATCATGGCGCTGGTGACGGTGCCTGTGGACGCCGGCAGCGCCACCTTGGCCAGCGCGATTGCCGGGTAGTTCAGGCCCAGTTCCTTGAATGTCAGCGTGCCGGAAGGCACGCCCTGGATGACCGTCGGGAAGTCGTATTGAAAGTTCGTCGGGTCCGCCGGCGGGTTGCCCTCATACTGCGGGTCGAGGATGCGGGCGACAATCAGGTCCGTGCGGCCGCCGCTGGAACCTGTGGCCGCGATAGTCACCGCCGTCCCGATGCCGTTGCGCAGCGTGTAGCTCTGCCCGGTCCCGCCAGGGTAGCGGTTCAGGAGCAGGCCGCCGCCGGGCGCGACGTTCACGGTGTTGTTCGGGACCGGCTGCGCCGTCACCTTGAGGTCGTTGACGCCGGCGACGCCCTCCGCGCCGCGGGTAGCGGCGTAGGCCATGGCGCGCAGCGTCTCGGTGCTGATCTGCGCGCCGCCGCCGACTGCCCAGGGGGTAGGGTCAAAAGCCATCGTGGACTCCTAGATAGATGCGTAAGCGTTGCGCCAGGACAGGGTTGCCGTGGCCGTGCCGGTTTGGTCGGTGCCGCCGAAACTGAACGACGTGGAGCCGGGCTGCAGCAGGGTTGCCGACAGCCGGGTCTTGCGAGTGAGGATCCCGCCGGCGGGGGCGCCGTTCTGCCAGGTCACGGTGCCGTCCCGCGGGCTAACCGTGATGGTCTGGTCATAGGCGAGCGTGGCGTTGAGTCCGACTTCCATGCTGCCGTCCGATGAGCGCACCCAGGGGTTCACTGCCGGGCCGTGGAACTTGACCTTGAGCGGGGTAGCCGAGTCGCCGGCGTTGGTGAGCAGTCCGGCCCGCGGGGTGGAGGACCGGACCGTCGAGAGCGGGGTGACGAACGGCGTCATCATGCCGCCGCTCGTCGCCGGGATCATCGTGAGCACGACAGCCGTTTCCACGTCGTCGTAGTGGAACGGGTCGAGCACCCGGAAATCACAGATGATCTTTCCGACGCCGATGTCCGCCACCGGGTCGGGGACCGGGCCGGTGTACCGGCCCGGCCGCCCGTAAACCCGCCGCCAACGGTTGTTCGTCTGGTAGGACAGCGGGACCATGATGCCCGGCTTGAGCCGGGTGGAGACGCGCCAGGCCGCTTCGAGGCTCGCGTTGGCCGCCAGCACGTCCGCGAGGCCGGCGCCCCTGGCTTGGAGCTCCCACGTCCACAGCCGTTCGCCGAGCAGGTCCACGCCCGGCACGAGGCCGTCGCGCTGGGACCGCTCGGAGTCGTTGCTGCGGACATCCGCGCCGCCAGGCACGAAATCCTTCACCTGCAGGGGCGCGTTGATGTCCTCGCCGGTGAAGTCGATGCCGCCTAGTGTGAACTCCATTAGTTCGATCCCCTTCGGTTACGGATCCGTGTCTGGTACTGCGCTTCCGAAAAGAAGTCCTGCGCGGTTGGCTTGTCCGGCACGGTGAAGTGGTACGTGTCGCCCCGGTCACCGATCGCCGCGGCCAGGCGGTCGTAGTCGATGCCGGCCGGTGCCGTTGCCCGCCCGCCGCCGATGGCGCCGCTGGTCAAGAGCCCGCCGTCGGCGAGATACCGGGTGGCGCCCTCCGGGACCAGGTTGAATCCCATCCGCCGGGCCCCTTCGCGCATGAGCTCGATGGAGCGTGCGGAACCGTCCAGCGGGGCGAACAATTCGGGCGCGGTCATGTTGTCGCCGATGACGCGCCAGGAGTTAGCCGGAACGATCGACGCCAGGGATGCGGACATGGGTGTCAGCGCCGGGTGCTCGCGCAGCCCGCCGTTGGCGTAGTAGTCCACCACTGCACCCTCAGCCCGGTACGCGCCGCCGGTCTTGTAGAGGTTCGCCTGGATTTGGCTGTTGGCTTTCAGCCGCTCGATGTCCGACATGGCTTGCCGGGTGTCGGCCACGACGTACACCGTGGCGGTGCTGCCATCCATGAGCCGGACGGTGGTGCGCACCGATTCCGCCGCAGCGCGGGCAGCCGCCGCACCCTTCTCGGCGATCTGCACCGTGCCGTTCGGGAGCGTCGTAACGACGTACCCGAGCGCCTTGAGCTTGGCGATGACCGCCGGCGACTGCGGTTCGGTGATGGTGACTTGCTTGTCCGGTGTCGCCAGGATGGTCCGGGTTAGTTCGTCAACCTTGAGCTTGACCGCCGGCGCCGAGCCGTCATCCGTGAGGACTGCCGTGGTCTTGCCCGGCACGCCGAACAGTGACTTGCTCAGTGCGTCTACCTGCTTCTGCGAAATGAGGCCCTTGTTGGCCAGGTCTTGCAGGGTGGCCCGGTAAGGCGCGAGCGCCTTATCGGCGTCCGAGGCAGCTTGCGATCCGCGGCCTTGCGACTTGGCCAGGTCAGCCGCCGCTAGTGCCGCGGTCTGCCCCTTCTGCGCCAGGCTGTCCAGCATGCCGGTGAGCCGGTCGCCGGCGTCGTTGAACGCGACACTGCCGTCCTTGTTGAATGCCAGCGTCTTGTTCAGCTTGTTACCGTTCGCGTCTACCTCATTGAAGAATCCGGCCAGGTCCCGCGAGGTCTTGGACAGGTCGCGGCTGCTCTGTTCCGCGGTCTTCGTTTTGCCGTTCATGGCGTCGATGATGTCCTGGTACGCCTGCAGCCGGTCCGACGTGTTAGCCGTCGAGTCGCCTACTTTCTTGATGGCGTCCGAGAGGGCCAGCGTGACCGGTTTCACGGCCGCCTGCTTGCCGTTCGCGTCCTGCCACGCCGCGGAACTATCCACAACTTCCGTGCGCATCGTGGACATGCCGCCGAGCAGTTGCGTGAGCGCGCCGCTGTTCAGGTTGGTTGCCGCGTCCGCGTTGATGTTGTACTGCGCTGCGAGGTCGATAAGCCGTTTCTTGGCTTCCTCGTGGACCGTTCCGCCCTGGCCCTGCGTGGTGTTGTATTCCAGGGTGGCCTGCCGCAGAGCGTTGATCTTGTTCTGCATGTCCACGAAAGCGGGGCCGCCCTTGGATACGGCATCCGCCGCGTCTTTCGCGTTGAGGTGGATGTCCTTGAGCGTGCCGGCGTAGTCCTTGAGCTTGTTTCCGGCCACGACGGCAGTGTTCTGCGTGACAGCACCGGTGTTCTGGTCCAGCGAGGCCGTGAAGTCCTTCACGCGCTGGTCCGTGTCCGCCTGCTGCTGCGCAAAGAATCCGAGCGCAGCGGACGCCGCACCAAGAGCGAGGCCCCAGGGCCCGCCGAAGACGCTCAGGAGCCCGGAGACGGCGCCGGCGAGGCCGCCGCCCTTGATCTTCCCCACGAGGCCGGAGATTGAGTCTCCGATCCCGCCGAGCGCGTCCTCTGCCGGGCCCTTGGCGGCGATGAAACCGCCGAAGGCGATAACCGCTGTCTGCACACCGGCCGGGAGGTCGGAGAATCCGCGCACCAGGTCAGCGATGGCACCAATGACGGGGGTTACGGCGCCGACGAGTACGCCCATGATGCTGGCGCCGGAGTGGAGCAGCGGCACCGCGGCGTTGAGCCCAGAGGTCAGCGCCCCGGACAAGGCCGAGGACAGGTCCGTGATAGCCGGCAACAGCGGTTCGGCTGCCCGGAAAATGTCACCCAGCGCTTCCCGCACGGCCGGCGAGGCGGCCGCAGCGGCAATGAGGGCCGTCAGCAGGGGGTTGAATCCGCCGACAAGCTTGCCGATGACGGGGATGTCCGCCAGGACTGCCCCGCTCAGGGCAGCAATGCCGCCGGTCAGGGCAGCCACGGCCGGCAGGTTGTGCTGCAGGGTGTCGAGTCCGTTGCTGATCTTCGAGAGGTCGAAGTCCTTGACCGCGTTCTTGAAGTTCTGGATGTGGACCGAGACGCCTGCCACGGCCGGCGAGAACCGGGTCATGATTAGGTCCACCACTGCGGGCGTCTTCTTCTCGATGGCCCGCAGCGCGTCCGCCCAGTCATTCGTCCACTGGACCAGCCGGCCGCCGCCGTTGTGCGCCACGAAAGGCTCTGCCAGGGCCGAACCGATGTCGCGGGTTGCCGACTTCACACGGTCCGCAGCACCGGTCATGGTCTGCTTCACGTTGGCCGCGGCGCCACCGAACCGGACTTCCATGCCCTTCACCAGAGCGTCAAGGGCAACCGTCGAATCAAGGGTGCCCTTGGTGATGGACGCCTTGATTTCCGGGCCCGTCTTGCCAAGGGACTTGCCGATGAGGTCCGCGGCGTTGATGCCGCGCTGGCCCAACTGCAGGAGGTCCTGGCCGGTGATCTTACCGGCGCCGGCGATCTGCGCGAGGATGGTGGAAATGTCGGAAATGTCCTGGTTGGAACCGCCGACGGCCGCCGTAGCGTCCTGCACGGCGTTCAGGTACGGGATGACCTTCTGCGCCGAGACGCCGAAACCGATTAGCTGCTGCTGCGCCGTGATGAACACCGATTTGGAGAACGGCGAGGTTTTGGCGAAGACATCCAGCTTGTCCATCTGCTTGTTCGCCTCTTGCGCGCCGCCCATGAGGGTCTTGAGCGCCGCGCGGGAGGTCTGCTGCAGGGTGTTGTAGGCGATGCCGGTCTGCAAGAGATTCTTGAGCACGTTCACGCTGGCCACACCCAGGGCGACCGTGGCCACCGCGGCAGCCTTGGCGCCGCCGCTCAGGGCGCCGGCCATCTGCGCGCCGGTGGACTCGGACTGCTTGCCGAGCTCACTGACCCGCGCGCCGGCGCCGATGACATCCCTGTCAAACGATGCTTTGTCCACCCGGAGGGTAGCCACCAGGTCCGCTACATTGAATGACATTCGTGCCTCGTCTCTATTTACTTGTCCGGAATCATGACCGATCGCAGCCGGGACGGTTTCTGCATGAGGCCGAGGATCCGCTTGCGGAGCCAGTGCCAGGACCGGGCCGCGAGCAGCGTGTCATCCTCGACGTCGATGCCGATGTCTTGCAGGTCCAATTCGATGAGGTTCCAGTGCGCGAACAGGTCCGCCCAATCGAATTGCGGCGCCGCCTGCGGGGGTTTCTCCCCGCGGGCGGCGGCGCCGCGCCGCTTTACTTCGTCTTTCCACCACTGCGGGTAGACGTAACGCTCGTACCGTCCGGTGTCGGCGTCGTAACGGCCGGTGCCAAACCGGGCGATGTCGGCGAGGGTAGGCCGTTCGGGAACAAAATGGTTTCCACCACTTTGCTCGGCCCGCCCTCCAAAAAAGCCTCCACCCCCTCGAGTCCGATGGTGTTCCAGTACAGCGCGCACAGCGCCACCGGCGTCACCTGGGGGAGCCGGAGAGTGTTCTGGCACCGGTCGTACAGTTCCGCGCCCATGGCAGCCTTGAACAAGTTCACCTGTTCGTCCAGGCTCATCTGCTCGAACGTTCCGAACGTGATGCCCATGAGGGCCATGTGCAGCGCCGCGCCTTCTGCGGCCGGAAGCGGGGGAACCACGAACGTCTCGCCGTAAGCTTCGACTTCGAGGTTCCGCCCGACTTCCTTTGCCGTGATTTCTTGCATGGTGTTTCCCTTCGTAGAGTGTGTCCGCCGGGCCAGGGTTGGCTAGGCGGCCTTGTTCGGGTTGACGATGGTTTTCCGGTCGCCCTTGGAAGTGATGGTGAACTGGAACATTCCGGGGTCAGCGTTGCCGGTGTTCTTGCGGCCGTCGGAGACGGTGCCGCTGAACTGGTAGGCGTAGCTGGCGCCCTTCTCGTCGTAGTACCGGAAGATGCCGACAGCGCCGGCGCCGCGGGTTTCCGGTGCGGACAGTGCCAGCAGGGCCAGGAGCTCCGGCTGGAACTCGCCGGTTTCCGAGCGGACGGCCAGGACGTCGAACGTTGCCGTGAACGTCTCGCCGGTCTTGGACTCAGACTGCGAGCCGTGGTTGGCGTAGGTGGCCGTGTCGGTCATCTTGGGTGCGCCGTTGGGGGCAATGCCGGTGATGTCCGGGATGTTCAGCCACACCGGGGCGATGTCCGTGCCGGTGTTGATGTCCCAAACGAGCTCGTAGCTGTTCGCTACCGAGCCGGCGGTGGGTGTCGGAATGGTGGGAGTGGTCATTGGTTTCCTCCTGGATTGGTGTGCTTACCTGCTAGATCGGGTGGTTGGAAGTGCGCCGCGAAAAAGACATCTTGTAGTTATCGGACCGTTCCGCCCACCCGTTTGTGTCCTCACCCAGCGGGATAGAGGAAACTCTTGATACCGAACTGATCGCCGGCTTTCCGGCCACCAGGGGGAGATACCGGGCGCCGTGGAAAAGATCAAACACGGCATCCGCCATGTCGTCGTTCTCCGTGCCGGGGGCCCGGAACCTGAACTGAACCTGCACCATGCCGACGGCCAGCACCTCGTCATCCGTGGGCGTGTACGTGCCCAGGGTGATGAGGCGCGCTGGCGCGGCCAGGACGTTCTTGAGCGTCACCGCCCGGTCATCCGGGAGGTAAACACTCGTGGTGTCTTCCTCCGGGATGTACCGGGCAATGCCGTTGTCATCGAGCATCCGGGCGACGCCCTCGAGCAGCAGCGTCGTGAATCCCTTCGGCAGAGCCGCGAGCGTCGTCATGAGCGCAGGCTCCTTCGCATGGCAGCGCCGACGAGTCCCATAAGCTCCGTCGCGTTGTTGATCGCCGGCGCCTCGAGGTACTTGGCCTGGCCGCCCTTCGGGTGCCGCCAGTGCAGTTCCTCATGCTGGCGGGCCGCGTAGGGCAGGTCATTGGATACCTTCGACATCAGTTCACCGGGCATGGCGTAGGTCGGGATGGTGCCCTGCCGCAAATCGCCGAGGTCGATGGGCGTCAAGGGCACCGAGAGCGCGACGAGCCGGTCCGCCGCAGTGTTGAGTCCGTTGGCGATGCCCTGCGCCGTGGCGTTGAGTGCTTCGTCAATGCTCAGATTCAGGCTCACGCTGATGCTCATAGCCGTCCTTCCGGGTCAGGTGAGAAACGCTTCGGTGTGGGAAGGCACGCGGGGCGCGTCGTAGAACGCCGTGGAAATGACGCGCGCCGTGCGTTCCCGGTGCGTGCCGGCCCACACGGTCACCCTGGACATGGGCGGAAGCTCGCGCTCCGGGTCCAACCAGACCGTCGTAGATGACATTTCATCCTTGCCGTCCGGCGCTACCTGCGTCCGCTTGGTGTCCTCCACATACACGCGGTCCCACGTCTCCGCTGGCCCATACTTCTCGCCGCGCGCCCCGGTGCCGAGGTAGGGCTCAACGATGATCGTGTGCGGCAGCAGCCGCTTGGGGATCCGCATGGTGGTTTACCGTCTTCCTACTGCGGAGCCGTGGAGTCCGGCCAGGTCAAGAATCTCGATGGCTTCCGGTGCGTGCCGCGAAATCTGCTTGGAACGGGGAGTGTCGCCGGCGCTCTTGACGCCGCCGAGGCCGAGTGAACCGATGGACAGGTGCCCCATGCCGGCAGCCGCGCCGGAGGTGTCGCCCGTCTCGAGCCAGAAAGCCGCCTGCGCGATCGTCGCGTCACGCAGAGCTTCCAGGATGCCGAGCTCAACCGGGTAGCCTTCCTCGTCGCACTCATAGACCGCGTTGCGGGTCAGTGCGGCGATGTGGGTAGACGCCCGGTTCAGGAGCTTCTGGCAGTCCGCCGGAGCGGGCCCGTCGGCGTAATCGGAGTCGGCCCAGTCCGTCGCCATGGCGTACTTGGGACGGGACTGGACCGGCGTGCCGAGGTAGTCGTTGCTACTTGCCATCTGCCGCGGCTGCCGGCTTGGCCGCCTTGGGCTCGCCGACGGTGTAGTCCGGGGACTGCTCGAAGAATGCGATCGCCGGGGCAACCTCAGTCTCCGCGCGGCCGTCCACAAACTCGACGCCGAGGACGAAACCGTCGAATGCCTTCTTGGCCTGGATCTTTGCCATGTGATTTTCTCCTAATGCGAGGGGGGATGAGGGGGTGCCGGCGGGCGCAGATCGGGTTCATGACAGGGACGAAAGGCCGCGGGGCTGAAATCCCCGAACCGTCTTCATGCGGTCCCGTATTGCAAGAGTCCCGCGCGCATGTTGACGCCCGCCGGCAAATCAGTGGGGGCTTGTTACTGCTCGGGCTGTTCGGTCAGGTCCGCGCCCTGGGCCGGGCGCAGCGGGGCGTCGTGGTCCGTCAGGAGGTCAAGGACTTCCTGCTTGGACTTCGCGCCGCCGAGGTCGATTTCGTTTTCCTTGGCGAAAGCTTTCAGCTGCGGGAGCGTGAGCTCGTCCAGCTTCTTCGCTTCCTGGCCGGCCTTCTCCGAGTCGGCCGCGTGCGAGAGCTTGTCCTCGTTCAGCGCGTCCGGGTTGTGGTCCGTGCCGGCGCCGTGCTGGTCGTACTGCTCGCTGACCTCGCCGATTTCCGACATGGGGATGTCGGGCTGGCCGCTGGCTTCCAGCGCCCGCTCGCGCGCCTTGCCTTCCAGCAGATCCCAGTTGTCCAGGCTGGACAGCCGCTCGATGTCGTACTTGTCCGTGGTGACAAAGACGTCATCCGAGTTTCGATTCTTGAAGACCTTGCTCATTGCTTCCTCATTTCCGTGAGTCGTGCCAGGGGGTGCGCAGCGCGGCGCCGGCGGGTGGCCGACGCCGCACTGCAGGTCAACGCTGGTTAGGCGTTGTTCGGGCCGGTCAGCAGCACCGCGCGGTTCGGGTCAAGGGTCTTGACGCCGTAGAGGGTGTCCAAAGAAACCACTGTCTGCTTGTACTTGATGTCGTACAGGTAGGCGATCCGGATGTTGATGCCCTTGTAGGACACCACCGAGGCGTTGGAGCCGGGAGCGACCTCGAGCGGGGCCGACGCGAAGGAGAACGCCGTCTTGTGGAAGGCGAGGCCCTGCTCCGTGGAAGGGGTGCCGGACACGGCGGACGGCTGACCGACGTTCTGCGTCTTGAACGCATTGAAGCCGAACAGATCGTTACCGATCGAGCCCTGGCGCAGCGCCTCCGTGGAGCCGGACCGGTTGGCCTGCTTGATGAGGTCCGAGTTCAGCCAGCGAGCGGCCGTGGTCGGGCCGGTGACGGCGAAACGGTCCGAGGTGGGGACCTTGTTGATGTCCAGCAGTCGGCCGGCTTCGATCAGGACCTCCGGCTTGTCCCACTCGAATCCGGCGGGGGTGATGCCGGCCTTCTGAGTGATGTCCGAGCGCAGGCCGAGAATGGCGCGGTCGATGTGCTGGGCGATGGCCTCCATGGCCGGATCCAGGAACTGAGTGGCGAAGTCCTGAATCTTGAGGGTCAGGTCCTCCGTGGTGACCGTGAAGGAAACATCCGCGATCTTGTCCAGCTTGACCGGGATGGAGCCTTCCGACGCATCCTGCGGCACGATGCCAACCGCGCGGTCGAAGACGTTGGCCGTGAACACGGCCGGCTTCCGCACGTTCACGGTGTCGCCCACCTTGGCCGTGGTGAACGAGCTCGAGACGTCCGTGTAGACGAGCGGGAGCATCTGAGTGGTTTCGTAGAGGGTCGCAAGCGCCTGAGTGGCCAGGACCGAGGGGGTGAGCAGGGTATTTGCCATGATGTTCTCCTAAATGGCTGGTGAGGGTGAGTTAGCGTCCGGTGCGCCGCTTGACGGCAGCCTCGCGCGCTTTCTCGATGTCGTTTTCGTCGTCGGCGGGGGGCTTGGGTCCGCCGCCGTTACCACCGTTTGAGAAATCACCACCACTTACCGGAGCCACCTGGGCCGTCCCGTACCTGGTCGGATTCTTCTGGACCGCTTCGGCGACGATGGTTTCCACCTGGGAAGCAAAGTCATCCGCCGCGGGGTCGAGCTTCTGGAACTTGGCGTCAAGTTCCTTGCTGTCGAGCACTTCGTCCATGTTGGCTTTGAGCCGGTTAGCGACGCGGTGCACGGCGTTTTCCACTTTCAGGGCGCGATTTTCCGCCGCGGTCCCGTCGTACTGCTGCTTGAGTCCGTCACGATCCTGCGTGACGGCCGCGAGCAGAGCCTCCGGGTCCTTGGGGTCCTCGATCACGCCGAGTTCCTTGGCCCACTTCGTAACCAAGTCCTTCTGCGCCTGCGTGGTGGCCTCCGAGCGCGCGTCCGCAATGCGCTGCTCGTTGGTCTTCTTGTCGTCCCGTAGTCCCTGAATGAGCTTCCAGGCTTTGTCCGGGTCGAAATCTTCGGGCTTGCCCCACGGCGGGGTGTCCGCAGCGGGCGGCTCCGCGGGGGCGCCAGCGGCCGCGGCGGGGGCCGGCGGGGTAGCGGGAGCCTTGGGCGGCTCCTGGGCCGCTGGCGGGGCAGCGGGCGGGGCTGCGGGCGGGTCCGCCTGCATCCCTTCGCCGGCGACAACCTTGGGGCCGTCGCCGTTGACGCCCTGGCCGCCGTCCGGGCTGTCGATGTAGCGCAGCATGGAGCGGGAGGGATCGCCGAGCGGGTAGCCGCTTTCGTTGGTGATTTTGGGCATGGACACAGTAGCCTCCTGGGCTGTTGTGGGGTGGGGACCGCCGGCACCTGACCGGGCGGGGTGGAACCGGCGCTAGGCCGGGATGTTCTTGAAACCGAGATTGATCTGTTCCCGGTACCGCTTGCGTTGCAGGTCTTCCGCGTCCACGAGCTCGCGGATTTTCGCCTGCAGGTCCAGCACTTTCCGCTGGCCGGCCCGCGCCTCCGCGGGGGAAAACGACGTGGCAATTTCCATCTTGGCTTTCCGGACCTGTACCTCGAGGTCACGCAAAGTCACCCGCGCCGTGTTGGCCCGCTCGTCATACGATGAGGAATCCGTGGGGATGGACAGGCCAGGCAGGTAGGCCACCATCCGGCACCGGCAGTTCGGGCCCTGAAAGTGGCCCTTCTCCTGCCGCGCCTGATCGACCGTCATGTAAACGTCCACGTTCACGTACTCGTAATCGTTGATCGCGTGCTCAATGACGCGCATGCCGGCCGGGCCGTTGATGGAAAGGATTTTGCCAGCGAACCGGGCGCAGGACCGGCACGCCTCGATACCGACGACGACGCTTACAAGGTCCTGGCCGTTGCCGGTCAGTTGGGCAAGGTGCCCGTCCGTCCACGCCCGGTGCGTGGCCGTGCGCGTGGCCATTTCCGTGTACGTCGCCAGATTCCACCGGCGGCCGCTGACGTCCGTGAATCCGGTGACGCCCTGGTTGAGCAGGTCTTGCCAGATTTTTTGCTGCGCGCCGCGGCTGGTGGACAGGCCGAGAATCGGGTCCGTGCCGTACTTGGCCACCGCCGCCCGGTACACGTCATCCGGATACCGGAGGATCCGCAGGTTCATGTCCGCGAGCCGTGACGTCAGATCGGCGACCAACAGGTTCGCGGCCGTGTTTCCGGTGGCCCATATCGCGTTTTGCGTGATGTCGGTGATGCCGGAAAGCTGGGCCAACTGCTGCAGCGCCGCGTGCGCCCCGCCCTGGGCGGCCGCGTCCACTACCCTTTGCAGGAAGTCGGGCGCGGCCGTCTCGAGCTCGTTGACGATCTGCTGCGCAGCCGCCCGCAGCCGGCCGAGCCGCACGCTCGTCTCGATGCTGCCGGGCCGGTTGATGCCGGCCTGCAGGTCGAGCATGATGGCCTGGATGAGCCTGAACTCCGCATTGGCGTACATGCCGGCGACGTCGGCGGCGAGCTTGTCGATTGCCGCCTCAATACCGTCCGGCGCGGGGATCCATCCGGCCATGCGCTCACCTCCGTTACGGCGTGGGGACTACGACGTCGCCCTGTTCGGCGACAAGCTGCGCGAAGTCCGCATAGGACAGGTAGAACTTGCCCTTGACGCCCCACCGGGCGCCCCATGAGTTGAGGAACACCAGGTGCTCGCCGGTGTCGCCGATGCAGAGGATTTCGTGGCCGCCGGCGACAGCGCCGCCGGGGTGCACGAATCCGTTGGCGTCCGGAGTGAACATGTCCTGATACCAGTTCGTGCCGAACAGGAACGGGGCCAGCTGCAGGGCGCCGATGGCGTGGTCCACACCGAATGCGTGGGTGTACGCACTGATGAGTCCGCGGGTCTTGGCGACCTTCGCCACGGCCAGGCCGGAGGATCCGGTGTCATCCGGTGGGTACGTGCCGGGGGAGCCGTCAATCTTGGTGGCATCCGAGTAGATCGAAACGGCGTCCGCTTCCTTGAGCGTCCGGCCCACCTTGCGCAGCGGCGCCGTCATGAGCGCCTGGGCCATGGCGTTGCCGGTGCAGGAACCGACGTTGCCCTGATTCAGCACCGCCCCATAGTGCCGGTGCATGACCGGGGCATGTGTGGCCCGGACCGGGGCCGGGAACGCCAGGGAGCGGGGATCGTGCTGGACTATCCGGCCGAGCCGGCGGGGTGCTGCCATGGGTGCTACCTCATATCGCATTTAGTGACCGTTTTCAGCGGCCGGATGTACGGGAAGCCGTCGAGATATTCCGTCAGTTGGTAGAGGGTGTACTCGAAGACGTGGGGGAGGGAATGAACCTCACACCAGATGCCGTGCTTGACCGCACCGCGGCTCGTCCACACCTTGACCTCCGCGGCCACGGCGCATCACTTCCCTGCAGGGATGACCGGCGTGCCGGTCTTGTCCGCAGGGTTGGCCTTGTCTGCCGGGTTGGCAGAGCCGTCAAGCTTCGCCGGCGGCGCCTGGGCGGCGCCGAACGGGTCATGAACCGTGCCGATGGTCAGCGGGTTCGGTGCCGGTGCCACGTTGTTCTCGTCGTGGATCCGCTTCACCTCGTCGTCCACCTGCTGCTTGGACCAGTTCGGTTGCCGCGTCCGCACCTTTTCCTCCGTGCTGATCGCAACCGCCTGGTTCAGCGCCGCAAGGGTCTGCGCCATCACGAGCGGGTCCACTTCGGTCCGCACCGGGAAGTTCAGTTTGACCGGCTCCGAGACGTCGATGAACTTGGCGCCGAACAGTGCCTTTTCCAGTTGGAGGGCCGTGTTCGCCAGGGGCTCGAGGGCGGCCTTCCAATACTGGATTTTCTTCGTCCGGGTCCGGCCGGAGAGCTCCCGCTTGGAATTGACCTCTGTGGCCGTGGCCTGGTTCAGCGGGTCCGAACCGAACGATGACGACGTGTAGCCGGCGGACCGGAGGATGGTGTTGGTGATTTCCTCGATGGCCGAACGGTGCGCCGCGATCCGGAGGTCCGGCTGGTACGGCTGGATGAGCGACTGGCCCTGCAGGGAGCCGAGCCCTTCCAGTGCGGTGAAGATTTCGCCCTCCTGGTCGAACGTGGAACCGCGGCCGCGGCCGGCGGACTGCGTGAGGGACTGATCCACAAACGCGCGCGCCTTGCCGAGCCGGAGCTCACGCACCATGGACGAGTAGGCTTCATCCGCCGCGTCGAACAACGCTTCCAGCTGGTCGTAGTCGGACCGGCCGAGCGGGGCCAGGCCGGGCACGAGCCGCCACGTCGGGTTCGGCTTGATGTTCGGGATGTAACCGAACGTCGGGCCCTTCACGCCGTCCGGCAGGGTGATGACGCCGGTGGTGAAAGCGCCGTCCGGTGTCATGCCGAACTGCTTGGTGTCTTCGTGCTCCGTGAGCGGCACACGCTGGCCGATGACCGTAGACGTGCCCTCGTAGAGCGCGTGCTCCACCTGGCCCTTCGAGTGCCGTTCCAGGTGCCGGTAGACCACCTTTTCCGGGCTGTTCAGCTGGCGCCAGAAGATCACGCCGGAGCACTGCCCGTAGGTCCATTCCGGGATAGCGCCGTCGCAGTGGACCGCCGTGATGCGGACGTGCTCGAAAGCGTTGGTGTCCCAAATGAGCCGGATGTAAACCCCGCCGAGTGCCGACTGGATTTCGGCCGCCTCGAGCAGTTCAGACGTTGTTTCAGCGTCGCCGAGGATCAGCGAGAGCCGGTCCTGGGTTTCGGTGAACTTCGCGTCGTCCGGCAGCTGGAACGTCGGCGACTCCGCGAAAAGCAGATCCGCCGAGGTCCGGGACAGGTCCGCGGCGATCGGGATGTGCAGCCGCGTCGTGGACGATGTGCGGTACACGTCGCCGTGGAAGAAGCGTTGCGCCGCACCCACCAGGCCGCCCGTTGACGTCCACCCGTTCCGCGTACCGTTGATGACCTCGTACCGCTTAGCGAGCCGCTGGATGTCGCCGGCATACCAGGCGTCCCAACCGGCCATCGCGTCGTAGGCTTTATCGAACGGATGGGGGGGCCAAACAGTGTTATTTTCCGGGAGGGCCACCGCGTCACCTCTTTCTAGGCAGCTAGGTCATATTGGAGACGGTGCCGCCAAAGGCGTTCCGTGGTTGTAACGGCGTAGCGCAGTGCGTCCGCACTGTGGTCAGCGACCTTGAGCGGCCGATCTTCGCCCTGCTCTTGTGCCTTCGGATCCCAGGAGTAACCGGGAGCCTCAGAAATCCAGCCGGTGCACCGGTCAGACGTGACAAGCAGCTTTTGGGCCAGGAGCGACGATACAGTCCGAATGCCGTAGAGGACCGAGTTGTCGGCGTCTTCGATACCGCTGATCCCGTCAATGCGCATCTGCGTTTTCAGCGACGCCGCAGCCGGGTCAACGATCACGAACCGGGCCCGCAGGCTCGAGCCGTAGGGCAGATGGTTTTCCGCCAGCCAGTCCTTCAACCGGCCGGACAGTTGAGCATCCGAGAGCGATAGCTCGCCCTCTTTCTTCTCGTGCCGGTACTCGTCAATGGCATACAGTCGGCCGTCGATACCGAGCCCCAGGAGAATCGCCGACGTCGGGTTGGTTGTGCCGTAGTCGAGGCCGACGCAGATAAGTTCCTGCATCTTCGGGAGCTTCGACCACTTGATGACGTGGCCGCCGGCGGCCGGAGCTTCCGGCCGGAATGGCGTCTCGTCCCACATGTCATAGATGGCGCCCTCCGCGGACACCCAAAGACCTTCGATGAAGCGCCGATACCAAAGACCGGTGTACTCGCGCTTGATCTGATCCTTGTACTCCGCGTCCAGGTGCGGATTGTCGTCAATGACAAAGTGGAACCGCCGCCAGCCGGGCAGCAGCGCCGTGCCGTCCTCGTTGAACCGCTCGAGCTTGTCGAGGTAGTCCTTTTTCAGCCAGTGAGACGGCGAATCCGGGTTAGTCGTGGCGAACAGGCGGGCGCCGGTGACGGACATGCGGCCGAGCATCTGCTTGAAGAAGTCAGCCGGCAGGACCGTGAGCTCGTCAATGTAGGCGCCGGCCACGGTCATACCGCGGATACGCGCCTCAGCGCGGCCATCGTTGGCACCGATGATGTGGACCTTGCGGCCCAGGATCCGGGCGACGTTCGAGCCCTGCCGGTAGTGAACATGGTCCGCGACCATGGCCAGCGCCGGCTCATTCTCGATCGGCGCGAACACGTTCCGGTAGATGGAATCCTTGTTCTTGCCCACCATGACAAGCTCGCCGTTATCCGGCGCCTGTGCGATGAATGCCAGCCACGCCAGGATTGACGAGAAAGTCTTTCCGGAACGGATCGCACCTTCGTAGATATTCACGCGCGCCGTCGCTCGGGCAATGGCCCGAATCTGCTTCGGCGACAGCGTGGCACCGCTCCGCGGCGGCGGCGCTTTTTCCAGGACCGCCATTACAGCGTGCCCGGATCCGCCACGAGCTCGCCGGCAATCGTATCCGCGCCCGCGGCAGCCTTGGCAGCCTCCGCATCCGCAGCGTCGAGCGCGTCAGCCGCAGCCACCGCGCCGGCGAAGAAGTCCGTAAGAGCAGTCTTGACCTGCTCCGTGTTGTCTTCCGCGGGCATCCCGTACAGGCCGAGATACCGGGCGCGGGTGTCCATGATTTTCAGCATGCGGTCGATGGCGAACACGTCACCGGACCGGACCGCCGCCCAAATACCCATCATGGCGATGTCCAGGCGTTCGAGCTCCAA